AACAGTGCTGAAACTATCCAACTTGTTGAGATGCTAGTAAGGGCTACTGCTCCTACCAAACTTCCAATGGAGGGTGGTCACAATCCAGAAGGTTTATCTAAGGAAGCTATTGAAGCAGAAATGTTTAGAAAGGATGAACACGGCAATCTATTGAGAAGTGTAAGTCCAGAGCATAACGCTAAAATCGCAAAAATGTGGGAAGCCTTTGGTGGCGACCAGTAGTAATCCATTGATTCTTATGGGGTAAAAGGTGTATAATCCAAACACTGGATACCCTTTTCCCAAAGGCCCAGTAAATTTAGGTTGAATGCTGACCAATTTTACTGGGTACTCAGCTTAAACCTTGAAAAACTATTTAATTTATTACTCTTTTTCGAGGACATTCTTATGAGTAAGACTCTATCGTCCGTTGCAGTCACAGAATTTGACTCAATGGTAAAACACGCCTATCAAGGCACAGGGCTATTGAAGCCTGCTGTTACTATTCGTAACAACGTAGTTGGTGACACTTATAAATTCCGTCGTATGGGCAAAGGCCTTGCTAACCAGAAGTCTACTTCTGATTTGGTAACTCCTATGAACGTAGCACACGAATTTAAAACTGCTACCCTCACTAACTGGAACGCTCCAGAATACACTGACATCTTTGACCAAGCTGATGTTAACTTTGATGAGAAGCAAGAACTAGCAAGCACTATTGCGGACGCTATTGGCCGTCGTTGTGACCAACTTGTTATTGACGCTCTAGATGGTTCTACGCCAGATGCCGCTGATATTGTTCATGGTGGTGTATCTTTGACTATGGCTAAGATCATTGCCGCACAGGTTTCTTTGCGCGGACAGAATGTACAAAACTCTAATCTTTATGCCGCTGTTAATGCCGCTGGACTTGGTGGACTTTTGAATGATGAGAAAGCAACATCTTCTGATTATCAAACAGTTAAAGCTCTTGTCTCTGGTGACGTAAACAGCCTAGCTGGATTCCAGTTTATCATTCTTGGAGATCGTACAGAAGGTGGCCTAAGCGTTACTGCTAACACTGTTGACTCTTGGTTCTTCCAACGTGATGCTGTTGGCCTTGCTATCGGTATTGACATGAAGACTTCTGTAGATTGGGTTCCAGAGCGAACTTCATATCTATGTAACGGTATGCTTAAAGCAGGCTCAGTCGTTCGCGACAATGGCGGTCTGGTTAAAGTTGAATACAAAGACAACGTATAAGGAGAGTTATTATGGCTTTTGCAAGATCAGGTTTATGCCGTATTGGCGGCTCAGGAACAGGTGGTTCAACTTGGCAGTATTCTACTGCTGATGCTAAAGCCGCTATTGTTACATCAGGATACATGAATTCCGCTTATGACGAAGTAGCTTTGGGAGACGTAATCACTTGTGTTACTTCTACTACCCCACCTACAGCTTTTGTCACTTATGTTAAGGTTCGTGCCTCTGCTGTTGTAGCATTAGCTGGTGGTTCAGTAATCACTGCGTAAAGTAGTAAAGTAGTAAAAAGTAGTAAACTGACTGGGGGGTTCGTCCCCCCTTTCTTTAATAACTTAGGATGCATGTATGGCTAGTAAAATCCAATTAATTTCTAACGCATTAATTTTAATTGGCGATCTGCCTATCACTTCTTTAGTTGGAAATTCTCGCGCCCAAACTGTAGCTAACAATCTGTATCCTAATATTGTACAGAATGAAATGACTAAGTTCAGATGGGGATTTGCGCGGAAGAAAGCCCAGTTAAACTTAACAACTGAAGTTCCAGTAGGTACTGAATGGCAATCCATTTACCAACTGCCTGCTGATCTCTTATTCCTTATTAAGATTAATCCGCAAGTTCCATATGGCTTATACGGTGACAAACTGTATTGCAATGCAAGCTCTGCCATATTTGCTGATTACATATACAACGCTCCAGAATCCACATGGCCTGTCTACTTTAGTAAGATGATTGAGTATGCCCTTGCTATGGATTTTGCCCCTTCTATTCGTGACAGTGCGGCTTCTATGGAGGCCAATGCAAGACAGTATATTAATGCTTCTCGCATGGCTAGATTTACGGATTCCCAACAATATCCTGTAGTGCCTATAACCGACCGTCCCTTTATTAACGTAAGGTTCTAGTTATGGCAAAGTCCAAGTTTCTACAAAGTTCATTTGTTAGCGGAGAGCTATCACCCCTACTTAAAGGGCGCGTAGACCTTGAGCAATACTATCAGGGTGTAGCTACTGCTGAGAACGTCTTAATCGTCCCACAGGGGGGTTTAAAGCGCAGAGCAGGGACTCAGCACGTTGATGTAGCAGAAAAGATATTTGAACCCTTTTTATCTGCTGGATTAGAGCAACAATTTAGTTTTGTTGTAACAGTTGGATTGCCTCTTGTTGGTAGCACTTATACCAATAATTCTTCTACATTTACAATTACATCTTATACTGGATCAAGTCTTCCATATACAGTGTATGCAGATAGAACTGTAGGAACAAATGATCCTACTGCCAGCGGCACTCTTGTCAAAACAGTTAGCACTCCTAATCTTACATACACTTCATTTCAGACATTTGTTGTGACTATGCCAGAAGGTGGTACTGCGGCTAATATTAATGACTTTGATCCTGCTACTGTAGGTCTGACTACAACTAATATTGGAGTATTAGGTACTGGCGCGAACGCTGATTATGTAGTTGCGTTTTACAATATTGCTGGAACAGTTGATTTAGGCAAAATAGTTGATGTTAAAAACATTCAATTAAGTGGTACTGGTTCTGGCGTATTTAAAATACAGGCTTCTGTAGACAATGTTTCTTGGGGTACTTTTTTAAGCATGACTGTAACTCAAGACGCGCAGTCATTTAGAATTAGATTATCAGATGCTTCTAGTTACAAATATTTTAGAATTGTTAGAACTGGTGATACTGGTAATTTGGGTACTTTAAAAATTCAATTAAGTGAATTCAATATCTTGTATCCAACAACTACTGCTTCTGATGTTAAGACATTTGATTTTAGTGTCGAAACAAATAGACATTATTTATGCGTTCTTACTGGAGGGGCTGAGACTACACCCTCTTATGGCAACATGGCTATATATAGAGTTACTGATCAAACTTATAATTTTACAACAGTAGCTAATTTACCCATGCCGTTTAAATCTTCTGAAGTTGCTGATGTCCGTGATGTGCAGACAGAAAATGTCATGCTAATGTTTCATGAAAATCATACTCCACAAAGAATCATAAACACAACTACAACAACTTTTGCTGTTGATGATATTCCGTTTCTGAATGTTCCTCAATATGATTATGATGATGCAGAAAGTCCTGTTCCTGTAGACTATGTAACAACCTTAACATTAACGCATTTTGAAGTAGGCGATAGATTTCAGATAGATGTTGAAGGAGTATTAAGTAAAAATATTACATTAACTGGATCAGCCACATCATCAGCCGCTAATATACAAAGAAACTTACAGGAAATGCCTATATTTGGTGATACAGGTATTGCTGTTACAGGTGGTAATACTGCATTTACCATTACTGTGTCTGGAGAATCTACAAAATCTTTTGAGTTATGGTCAGGGTTTGCAACCTCAGATAGTGGGGGAACTGCGAATGAAGTAGCTTTTGCTCAAGTTGGTGCTAATGGATCACCTCGCAAAGAAGATGTATGGTCTGCTACTCGTGGCTATCCTAAGACTGCCGCATTCTATGCTGGACGGCTATGGTTAGGTGGCACAAAATCAAAACTACAAAGTTTGTTTGCTTCTAGGTCTGGATCATTCTTTGATTTCTATACAGAAGAAGGTGATGCTGACGAGGGTATATTTATTACAATATCTTCTAGGCAATTAACAGAAATTATTGATATTAACCCTGATCGTGGATTACAGGTGTTTACTGCTGGAGCAGAGTTTCTTGTTACTGGCACTACTCCAGCGGATGTTGGTGTTCAAGCACAGACTCAACATGGCGCGTCTAATCTTGAAGTTAAATCTGTTGATGGCGCTACCTTGTTTATTGATCAGAATGGTAAAACATTAAGGTCTTATTTATATAACTTTAATGAAGATGCTTATAACAGTACTGACATTTCTGTATTGTCTTCTCAGTTAATAGATAGCCCAAAAGATGTAGCTGTCTTAACTGGCACCAAGTCTGAAGATGCTAACTGGGTATTTATTATTAACCAAGATGGCACTGCTGGTATTCTAAATACGCTTAGATCACAGGATATTAATGGATTTACTAAATGGATTAATGGTAATACTAACTCAAACTATCCTTTAGAACTTGTGTCTGTTTCGGTAGTGGCAAATGAATTGTTTATAGTTAATAAAAGAACTACAGCCTCTACAACGAATTACACAATAGAGCGATGGAGTTTTGATTATCTATTGGATTCTTCTGTAAGATTATTAAGTAGTACAAGTATTGTAGGCAATAACCTTTATTTAGGTAATACATATTTAAATGGTGAAACGGTAAATGTTGTTGCGCGAGGAAATACATTGCCTAATCGAGTAGTTCAGAGCGCATATATTATTTTAACTGATGCAGAAAAAACATTCATATTAGCTCAAGACCCTGCTACTGGTGTGATAGATGTTGAAGTAGGTTATAACTTTACACCCAAGATTATACCTATGCCATTGAACACTAACTCTCAAGCGATTGCTGGTCAAAACCAGATGAGAGAAAAGAAAATAAACAGAATGAATCTAAGGGTTTATGAAAGCTCTGGTGTGTATATTGATGGCCTTCTTGTTCCTATTAGGCAATTTGGCGATGCGGCTAACAGTCCATTAGATGCTAATCTTCCTAAACAAACTGGCATTATACAAGATAACAATGGCGGTAATGGCTGGGGAATAGAGGTAGTGCCAGAGATTACAATCCCTTATCCGACTCCATTCCATATTCAGGCTATTGAGTACGAGGTCGAATCTTCTTGAATGAGTTAAGAAAGCAGGACGACATAGTAAAGCTACAGACCTTGATGTTGCAAGGTGATACACTTGAGTTAGAAGTAAAGCACCATTTTAGCGATGGGTTATATGCAAGAGAGTTGTTTATACCAGCAGGCGTTTGCTTAGTAGGAGCGTTACATAAGACTACACACTTGTACACTGTAGTTAAAGGCAGATGTAAGGTGTCTAGCCAGTTTGGAAACTTGGA